TTGCATTTGGCGGTCAAGCAGCTTTTGCCGCCGACAGGAGACGGCGTCGGCATTATCCCCGTCACTATTTATCCATTGAAAGGCGACGGAGCCGGGGTTGCGGCAGCCGGAACAATTACTCCCTCAGGCACTCAAACGACCCAGGCAAGCTATAAAATTCTAATCAACAAAATAGCGAGCCTTTCCTTCGTACTGGATGTCGGAGACGTTTTAGCAGATGCGCTGGCCGCGATCATCCCTGCTATAAACGGCGTTATTGATATGCCTGTAATCGCAAGTTACGGGGGCACTTCATCAACCGGCGGCGTTGCCGGAGCGGGTAATACCGGCAACGGTACCATGGGTGCGGTAACTCCCACCGAGCCAAACGCGATTGGCGGAGATTATGAGCTGGTCTGCACTAACGCGGCTGTTTCAGGCTCTGAAATTTTCAGCGTCACCGATCCGAGCGGCGTAGCTTTACCGGATTTAACGGTGGGCGTAGCCTATTCCGGTCATTTCGTGACAACTTTGGCGGACGGCGTGGACGATTTCATTGTCGGAGATACCTGGACGATTCCGGTAGTTTCCACTGAAGCGGATTTAACAGCAAAATGGAAAGGCGTTTCAGGAAACGACATTTACGCAGAACTAGACGGAACGGCGGCGGGTGTGGCCTTCGCTTTCGTTCAGCCGACAGGCGGACTTGTGGAGCCGAACGTAGACACGGCGACAGCCCAGGTGGGGGATGTGTGGGATACGTTTTTCGTAAACTGTCTGTCTGTTTCGGATATTGCGACGCTGACGAAATACACGGCGTTTTTCGATGCCAGGTGGGGCGCATTGTCCAGAAAGCCCGCTATTGTTTTTAGCGGCGAAACGGAATCAACGGTAGCGACTGCCTACGCAACGGCGGCGGCGAGAACTACCGACCGGATTAATTGTCAAATTGACGGCGTCGGAAGCTACAATCTGCCGTTCGTCATAGCTGCAAAAGCTGTTGCAAAAATCGCGGTCATAGCGAACAACAACCCGCCGATCGATTACGCCGGACAAAGCCTAAACGGTTTGACTCCCGGACTTGATTCCGAACAATGGGACTACACGGCCAGAAATTCAGCCGTAAGCAATGGGATTTCTACGATTGAGATTGTGGACAACCTGATGGAGCTTTCCGACACGGTGACTTTTTACCACCCGGACGGCGAAGACCCCCCCGCTTATAGATATGTAAACGATCAGGTGAAAGTCTGGAACATCCTGTTTAATCTCGGTCTGATTTTCGAGTCTGACGACTGGAAAGGAAAAGTTTTGATTCCTGACGGCCAGGCGACAAGCAACCCGGACGCAAGAAAGCCAAGCGATGCAAAAGCGGCTATTGCTAAAATGATTGATGAGCTGGCGCTCAACGCGATTCTTTCAGACCCGGAGACGGCCAAGGCCACGCTTCAGGCGGAAATCAGCTCGACTAATCCGAGAAGGCTGGATGTTGCTTTCACTTCTCAGATTTCGGGGAATACCGGAATAATTTCGATTGATAACAACTGGGGATTCTTCTTCGGATCATAAAACAGGAGTATAAAAATGGCAGCAGTTGGCGGCTCGATAGAGAGCGTTTCCATAGACGGCCGTAATTTTGCGGTGGCGGCGGACGCTGATAGTAATAGAAAAATAGGCGGAACTGAAAACGACGTTCAGGCCAACGGCAACAGGACGGCCCGGATTATAAAAACGGCTGTAACCTGGAAGTTGGACGGATTGACTTTATCAGTTAACGACTTTTTAGGAGATCATGAATTTTTGCAGAGCGTTTCCGATAAAAAGGATTTCTCGGTTATAAAACTAATATACGCGAGCGGCGCGGTGTGGCAGGGTAGCGGAACGATTACGGGTGAACTGCAATACTCAAGTCAAAATACGTTGGCTTCCGTTGAATTCATGGGAACCGGCATTTTGACGCAACAATAATTTATGGAATATAAAGTAAACAAAGAACAGGCCGAAGAGGAATTTTTTCAGTGGGCCGAATCTCTTGATATTGACTGCGACGTCGAGTCGATGGACTCCGAGGAGCTGGAAGATTTCAATAAAATCAAAAAGCAAATCGTTTTCGCCATCAGGCGTGGTCGGGCCGCGATCACAGAGGAAGGCGAATTGCATTTGAATCTGAAAAAATCTTTCGATGGAAAAGATCAGCTCGTTTTTGGATGCGAGTTCAATAGCTCGGCTTTCGTAATGATGGACCGACACAAGGAAAAAGAGGGAATGAAAAAAACGCTATCTTTCCTTGGCGGATGGACGAAAACAGACCCGAAGCAGCTTCATAAACTGGACGCGAGGGACATGAAACTCTGTTTATCGCTTGTCACCCTTTTTTTAGCTTAGTATCTACGGAGCTGGTTCGTAATGGCCAGCTCGAAAAAATAAAAGGCGTGCTAGGGTATCAAATAATGATTTTCCAGGTGTGCCGCGACTACTCAGGCCTCCCGGATTTTCGCACTCTCAGCGCTCAGGAAATACGCTTTTTCTACAAAGGCCTCATTCCAGAGCTAAAAGAGGCGACGAAACCACGAAAAACACCATAAAATCACCATATGGCCTCCCGTTTCTCCATTTCGGCGATTTTCGAAGGAATCGATAAAATTTCTCAGCCGGTGAACCGCATGGCGAACCGAGTCAAGAAGTTTACCCAGAAAGCAGACCGGCAAATTAAAAAGCTTGGTAGAAGCTTCGAGAAGCTTGGCGGCGTTGCCAAAGCTGCAACTAAGGCCGTAGCCGTAACCGGAATTACGGCTGTAACTTTCGCTCTAGTCACGGCTGGACAACAAGCCGTGGCGTTTGAGCAAACGATGGTCAACGCGGCGGCTAAGTTCGGACCTGAAATTCAGAAAGGGACGGAGCAATTTAAACTGCTGGAAGAAGCCGCTAAAAAAACAGGGCGAGAAACCGAGTTTACGGCGGTCCAATCAGCGGGCGCGTTGAACTTTCTGGCCATGGCCGGTTTTAATGCCGTTCAGTCTATCGCCGCATTGCCTGGCGTTGTTGATCTGGCTACGGTGGCGCAGATTGACTTGGCAACGGCGACCGATATTGCGACCGATACGCTCGGAGCGATGGGGCTGGCGACCAAAGACCCGATCCAGCTTGCCAAGAATTTAACGCGAGTCAATGATGTTTTAGCCAAAACCACTACAACCTCGAATACTAGCCTAGAGCAGTTATTTGAAACCGTAGCGTCCGGAGCGGCGGACTTCACCACGGCGGGGCAGTCAATGGAAACTTTCGCGGCTTTAGCTGGAACTATGGCGAATGCTGGTAAAAAAGGAGAGGCGGGCGGAACCGTTTTAAGAAATGTAATGGTAAGACTTGCCGCTCCCACTGACGCAGCGGGAAAACTTCTTAAAAGACTGGGGGTTAGGACTCAAGATCAAGCCGGAAATTTTAGAGATGTTGTCGATATTTTAGCTGATTTTGAAAAAGGTCTAAAAGGTATGGGAACCGCTCAGAAAACAGCCACGATCTCGACTATTTTCGGACTCAGGGCGCAGGGCGGCATAAATATTCTTTTGAAAGCCGGAGCCAAGAACATTAAGGCATACCGAAAACAGCTTGAAGCGGCGACCGGAGCATCGAAACAGATGGCCGCGACCATGCGCGACACGATGCAGGGACGGATAAACTCATTGATTTCCGCTTTCGAGGGATTGCAGTTAGTTGTTTTTGGATTGAATGATGGAGCCATGAGCCAATTTGTTGAGAAAATAACGGAGGCTACCAGGACCGTAACGGCTGCGATCTCGGCAAATCAGGAACTTGGAAAAGGCATCGTTTCGGATATCATCGACACTATTCTTGGCGTGGTCGGGGTGGTCGGAATTTTAATTGGTGCTTTCCTTGTTTTAAAAACCGTAACTCTGACTATTCAGGCGGTTATGCTTGGTTATCAGGCCGTGATGCTAGGCTTGAAAGCCGTTATGATCGCATGGAAAATCGTTGTTGCCGGGCTGACGGCTGCGCAATGGCTTTTGAATATCGCATTGAACGCTAACCCCCTCGGGTTGCTTGTGGTCGGGGTGCTCGCGTTAATCGCGGTCGGGGCGTTGCTTTTTACGTATTGGGAGCAGATAGCGGACTTTTTCGTCGGAATTTGGGACACGATCGGAGGAGCTTTTTCGACTGGAATAGATTTTATAATGGGAATATTAAAACCTTTTCAGATGGTGATTGGCGGAATAAGCGGACTGTTTGCAAAGTTTGGTATAGTTTTTGATAAGGCCCAGGACAGCGAACTAAAACCAGAAAACGCCGACGAAAACAACGCTCCTCAAATGGTCTCTCCCGCCGAGCGTGTCTCCAGGTCAATCGAAGAAAGAACCAGCGAATCAAAATCAACTCTGACAATCAAGGACGAAACTGGCAGAGCAGAACTTAAAAGCGAAAAACCGAGCGGGGTTAAATTGAAACTTGCTACTTCAGGAGCTTTTTAATAATGTCCTGGACTGACAGAATAATTGAGGCCGTTTATACGTCGCCAAGCGGACAGGAGTTCGTTTTCGACTTCGAGGACGTCTCTAAGACTCTGAGCAAAAAATCAACCGCTTTCGACTTTCCCGACGTTTCTGGAACCTATGTCCAGGATTTGGGAAAGCGCGGGAGAAGATACCCTTTAAGGGTTATTTTTTGGGGTGAAAACTACGATGTCGAGGCCGAGCGATTTGACAATGCTCTGGAGGAAAAAGGCGCGGGAACGCTCCAACACCCATTTTACCCCGGCATACTTCGAGTTGTCCCGGTCGGCGACATTACCAGAGTCGACGCGCTGAAAACGGCGGGTAACCAGGCGGTCTACAATATAGAGTTCTGGGAAACGATCGAAATAGTTTTCCCGATTTCGGAATTAAGCGCGAAAAACTCCATAAACGCCAAGATCGAGAGTTTTTCCGTTCTGGCGGCTGAAAACTTCGATACATCACTGAGTATTGTCAGCGCGGGAGAAACGGCAGGCCTGATCGCCTTGGCTCAGGCGGGGATACGTAAAGTTAAAAAAACAATGGCCAAAATAGCTGCTACTTCAGCCGACATCAATCAGCAGTTCAACGACGCATTCGACTTGATAGACGACTCTATTTCAACCTTGGTCGGGACTCCGACGCTTTTGGCGGCGCAGATAATCGAATTGACGCGGCTTCCCTCTCAAGCATCAGACAACATTCAGGCCAAGTTGGACGGGTACAATAATTTGATTTCATCTTTCGTTGACGGCAGCGACAATCAATTCGAGCCGTCTCCGATCGACTCGCAACCTGGAAACTATTTCTCATTGAGCGATTTATTCGCTTCCTGCGCAGTGATCAGCTCAATAGAGTCAACTATTTCAGATGACGCCGTTTTCGCTACCAGAGTGGGCACGATCGCCGCTATCGAATCGCTGAACGCTTCCTTTGATTCCTACGTCGCCTGGTCGGACACGAACAGAGACATTTTAAGCGCCGACTTACCGTCAAGCACGGCACCAGGGACAAATGATCTTATTGATACGGGGGAACAGTATCAAGCCCTGTTGGAAGCTTTGCAAATCGCGAACGGTCGGTTAAGCGAGATAGTTTTCACCGCGCTTCAAGAGCGATCCGTAACGCTGGATAGAGCCAGGACTATTATTGATTTCGCGGCTGAATACTATGCAGCCGTAGACGTCGAGCTTGATTTCATCATTGAATCGAATAAACTAACCGGAGCGGAGATCATAGAGCTTCCAGCCGGAAAAAAAATGTTATATTATGTCTAATCTGAGAAGTTTTAAAGAGTTGAAGATAAGAAAGGCGGAGTTAAAAGCCGAGTTTATTCAGTCTAAAATAGACATCGAAACAAACGAAATAAAAAAGGAAATGCTTCAGGTCGACTATGAGCTTGCTTTGCATGAAGTCGCCGACGTTAGACGCAAATATAGAGACGACAAGTAATGGCGACTAGTTATTATTTCGGACATAAATGCGTTTATGATTGGGGACAAAAAGAATGGTTATACGCGGATAATGGGAAAAGCGTAATTTCTGAAAAAAGAAAATGCCCGCGTTGCGGGGAATTTCAGACTGACAAAGGCCATGATCCTTGCGTCGCCAATACGCCGGGGGTTTCTTCTATATGCTGCGGGCATGGAGTTGAAAAACCATATAAAGTCAAAATAAATGTCTAATAATCTGGTTAGCGCACTGATAGACGGGAAAGAGTTCCGATTTTGGGATTCAATCAAAATTACGCGCAACATTGCCACATTTGACACCTTCGCTTTCGGGGCTCCATACGAGCCTGATAATTCCCTTTTGCGGGAAGTTTTCGTTCCGCTAAGCTTTAAGGAAATCGAAATCACGATTGACGGCGAGCTATTGACGACCGGAACAATTTTACCAGTTGATCCTTCCGTCTCAGATAGCAATTCAGTAGCAATCTCAGGCTATGCGAAGCCCGGCGTTTTAAACGACTGCTCTGTTCCTTTCGACAAATATCCCTTAGAATATAATAATCAAACACTTGAACAGATAGCGGCCGCAATAGCTGGATTTTTTAATTTATCCGTTATTTTCTCAGAGCCAAGCGGATCTCCATTTGATAGAATATCCTTAGAGACGGATAAAAAGCCTTTGACTTTTCTGATTGAACTGGCTAAACAGCGCGGATTTCTGATCACTAATAATGCGGCTGGCAATCTATATTTTCAAAAAGCTCTCGATGTGGGAATCAGCACAACGCTTAAGGAAGGGCATACTCCCTTAATGAGCGTGACGCCTGAAATAGACCCTCAGCAGTTTTATAGCTCCGTGACTGGCTTGGCTTCATTAATTCCCGGCGCTGAATTTCAGGCGACAACGATAAACAATCCGCTGCTATCAGGGGTAAACAGGCCATTCGTTTATAAAGTTGACCAGGATTTATTCGGAGCTGACGTTCAAAAGGCGGTAAAATGGAAAGCCGGTCTCATGTTCGCCTCAGCGATCAAATACAAAGCAAGCGTCCAGGGCTGGAGAGATGAGCGGGGCGATCTTTGGAGGCCGAACACTTTTATAAACTTGACTGCTCCCAGGGCTATGATTAATAAAGAGACAACTTTTTTAATTGAAAATATTAACTACGATAGAGGCGAAGGAGACACGGCTGAACTGAGTCTTGTTTTGCCTGAATCGTATCGTGGAAAAATTCCTAAAACATTACCCTGGTTAGATTAATGAGCGGAACCGGCAGAGTAAAAGCCAATCAGACACGGCAAAGGAAAATAACCGAGCCGGAGTCGGTCTGCGAAGTGCTTAAAGATGAAAACGTCACGGCTACGCGCTTCGGCCCGACGGGGGATGATTCACGGCCATTGCCTGGCGACGCGGTGGTCTTCGTTGAGGGGGACAACGTCGGAGGCAAGATAGCGGTCGGTTTTTTGGACACGCGAAACGCTCCTGTTTCCGGTGACGGAGAAAAACGGCTTTATTCCAGAAATTCGGGCGGGACGATTCAGGCGATTATTTATCTTAAGGGCGACGGAACTTTGGAAATAAATAGCGGGACGGACTTCGCGGTTCGGTTCAATGCGCTTCAAACGGCGTTCAATGAGCTGAAAGCCGCTTTTAATACGCATACGCATATTTACGCTCCTGGCCCATTGGCTCCAATCGCGACGGCTGTAGCCGTCCCGCAAAGCGCGGCGGATATTTCTCTCGCAAAAATTAACGATATAAACGTTCCATGACAGACGTACTCGTAGAGCAAACGCCCAACGGGGGAGAAATAGAAATAATAGGCGGACTCCTGACCATGACGGGAGGTTTCAAAACTGCTTTTTATTATGCCTTGTTCGGCGGTAATAAAGACGACGACGGCACGGAGAATGCCAAATTTAATTGGTGGGGGAATCTGACGGAAACCGACCCTGATTTACATTATCGAAGCAAAACGCAGAATATCATTAATACCCTGATTCCGATTTCCGGAAATCTGGTTCGCCTGGAAACTGCGGTCAAAAAAGATTTGGATGTTTTCATTCAGATTGGAGCGGTCGAGACAATTGAAGCCTCCACGTCTTTGGTGGGTGTGCGCAGAGTTGAAATCAAAATAAACGTCGTGGCGGATGGCGATAATATCGAAATAAAATTTATTGAAAACTGGAACGCAATGAGCAGGGAGCTGGCATAAATGGCTTTAAATACTCCGACAACTCAGGAAATCAGCGACACTATAGTTAATCAGATTTCGGCGTCTATCAGCCAGACGATTCCCCTTTTGCCCTTGGCGTTCACTCGCGTCCTGGCTAAAGTTCTAGCGGGCGTTTATATTTTATTGTTCAAATATATCGGATGGAATTTTCTTCAGGAATTCGTCCGGACGGCATCTTTTCAGCAGACGACTATTCTTGGCCAGACGCTGACTCCTCTGGTTGAATGGGGGAGACTTATTGGACTTGGAGACCCGGACGCGTCTACTCCGGCGGAATTAGTAATTGATATTACCGTTACCACTCAAGTCGGATCGCTGTTGGCCGGAACTCAGTTGACGAGCAATAAAAACGGCGTCACATATTTACTGTTAAGCGCGGTGGCTCTTGACGCTGCCACGGTTCAGGGAACGATCAGAGCGAGTACGGACGTAGACGGAAACACGGACACGGGAACGGCGGGAAATCTGGATCCGGCGGATGTCGTTTCATTTGTTAACCCAATCGATAACGTCGAGCGAGATACAGCCGTCGCTTCGACATCCGTCACGGGAGCGGATGCGGAGACCGAAGCAGCGTATAGACAGCGGGTAATCGATAGATTCAGCCAACAGCCGCAAGGCGGCGCAGGGGTTGACTATGTGATTTGGGGAACTTCCGTTTCGGCTATAATCAATATCTATCCTTACAAGGGAACGCCTGGCTATGTTGACGTTTACGCGGAAGCGAACACGGATATAGACCCCGACGGAATACCGACGGCTGGTCAGTTGACGGATGTCGAGACGGCTATTACATACGACGAGGAAGGATTGCAGACACGGAAACCGGTTAATGTTTTCTTGAACGTCTACGCGATCACAAGGAAAGGATACACAGTCACGGTCACGGGGCTAACGGTCGATGATCCAGCGACGGTTCAGGCGAACGTTACGAGCGCGGTCGAGGACTATTTTTTAAGCAGAGAATCATTTATCGACGGCGTTACAGGACTTCCTAGACAGGACTATATAAAACTAAGCAATGTCGTCTCTATTGTTGACGATTTTGTCTCGGCGGCTGGCGGCTCCTTCACGTCGGTCGCCGTAATCGTCACGATCGGAAGCGTTCCGGTTCCGATTCAAGATCAACTCACGCTCGGAGAAAAAGCTAAAGCCGACGCGGTGAATTATGTCTAATTTATTCAACGTTTTCAAGCATCTATTCCCAAGAGCGGCGGCTTGGCTATTGCCCTACGACGGGGATCTAAGGAAATATATCGAGGGATTGTCGGAATATCCGCAGGATATACGGGAAGAGGCCGACAACGTATTTCTGGATATTTTCCCGCAAGCCACGCGAGAGCTTGAGCGGTGGGAGAAACAATTCGGATTGACGGACAAGGGCACGGAACAGGAAAGGCGCGATAATTTAGACGGCAGATGGAAAGCCCAAGGCGGACAGGGCATCGATTATCTTGAATCGGTTATTCATGCGGCTGGTTTCACGGACGTCTATTTGCATCCCTGGTGGAACTCCGACGGCAGCACGAAGAATCCCAATTATTATATATCCGGCACTAACCCGGGCTATTTAAACCAGTTCGGCAGGACTCGCTCTCAATTCGGAAGGAACCAGTCGCAGTTTGGGGGGATAGTGCCGCCTTCGGCGCTTTACCTGAATCAATTCGGAAGAGACCGAACGCAGTTCGGGAGGACTAAAGCCCAATTCGGGGGAAACCTTCCCGCGCCCGACGGGTTTTTGTTGGTCAATAAGGGGCCTGGAATTGAGTATTCCGTGCCGACCACTGTTGCGAATTGGCGTGAAATGATCTATGTCGGAGCCGAGGTTTTTCCTAATTTCGTTGCTGTATCTATTACACGTCGCGATGAGTTTGAGCGGCTATTGCTAAAATATCTTCCTTATTCTCATTGGATAGGGATGCTGATAAATTACGTATAACATGAGAAATTTAAGCGCTATATACCCGGGAAAAGTCACGATTGACGGCAACAACCCGGATGGGACTTTCAAAAACGAAACGACGCCTGATGTCTCTGACGATGGAACTCCAAATGATGAAAAATGGGCGCAGGATTTATGGGGCGCATGGGCGCATTTACTAAATAAAGTTTCCGTTGCGCCGAACGGAGTTCAGGAAAACGAGGCCACGAGTCAAATTTATGACGCTTTGGTAACGGCAAGTCGAACGCTCTGGGCGGCGACCGAAACCGCGAAAGGGTCCGCTTTCCTCAGAAAACGAATTATTTGCTCGAACGGAACCGACGCCAGTCACGATATAGACACGACTGCGGGTAATTTCAAATTTGCAGACGGGACTGGTTCAGCTAATATTGGAGCGTTCGTCAAGCAGATAGACGCGACATGGGCGGCGGGAACCGGCAATGGAGGAATGAATGACGCTGAGTCAGTCGGAAACAATACGACTTATCATTATTTCGCCATAAGCAACGCGGCGGGAACTATAGTTGATTTCGGATTCGATACCAGTATCACGGCGGCCAACTTAATAACTGACGTCGCTGTAATCGCGGCTTTAGGAGCTGGGGCTAAATATGAAAGGCAATGCAGTGTAATTACAGACGGCTCCGCGAACATTATTGGATTTTTTCAGGTTGGTACGCGTTTTGTCTTGAAAGACAGAGTTTTGCTTACGGACAATTCACCCGGCACATCTGGGAAATTAGTCGCGATGACCACGCCTCTGGGAATTGAGGTCCTCGGTAATTTCATGGCGACAGCTTACTCCTCTTCAGCTCATTACCTGATAGTGACGGCGGAAGAGGAGACTAACTCAGCGGCGGCCAGCACGAATTTAACGGTCGCCGTCAACACGGGGGTCGAGCCACGAGGTACGCCCCATTTCGAGACGAAAACAAATACTTCTTCACAGATAAGATATAGATGCTCCGCGGCCACGGTGACCTCTTTTCGCATCTGGACGCTAGGGTGGGAAGATTACCAGCTAGAATAAAATCAGAATATTTTCTTAGTTCTTTGCTCGAACGCCGCCCTGTAATATTGCGGCATTCTGGGGCGGATAGTGTCGACCGCGGGCTTGAGTGTCGGCCTGGCTGGAACCGTTACTGATTTTTTGGACAGATCATAGATCAGGTTGAGCTTCGGCTTTCGCTTGCCTCCTGTAATCAGGTAAATTCCAGGGCTTCTCTGGAGCGGCAGATATAGAAATCTACGGCCACCAGCGGCCGCAGCCTGTTTCACGGCGGCGACTATATAGGATCGTCGGTTTTTCGCCTTGATACGCTTGCCGGTATACAGTTTGATTCTTGTTCTAAACCTTGAGCGCACGACTGTTTTTCTTCTCGGCCTCGCGCCCCTGGCCTCCCCTGACGCCGTGGATGTGGGGATTGAAACGCCATGCTTGCCGGTTTTATAAATCGTTTTGCCGAACTCCTGGTCTTCCATGTAGTCCATAGTGGATCCGACCTCGGAAAACTGGTTTCTGAAACCCTGTACTTTTCTGTATTGAATCGACCTGATTGTCCATTTATTTCTCATCGTGAATCGGCGCTCCGCTATACGCACGTAGACTTTGCGAGCTTCTATAGCCGCTTTGTTCAGGGCCATGCCGTTTATAACCGCGAATTCTTTTTTACCGAACTGTTTTAAACTTTGGGAAAATTTTTTTAATTCCTTTCCCTGTAAACCCCATACTGAACTCATATGAAACTCAAAAACGATGTTATTATTTCCGGACTGCGCATCGAAATGCGCCCGGTACTGCTTGAAGCCGAAAAAATTTGGCGGGATAACGGGGACGAGCTAGTCGTTACCGCCGGACTGGACGGCGTGCATTCAGCAGGCAGCCTGCATTATTACGGATACGCCGTCGATTTAAGGATACGCAATTTCGACAAAAACAGCATCCCCGGAATCGCGGCTAGGCTGAAAAGTTCCCTCAGTTCCGATTACGACGTGATTTTACATAACACGCATATTCATGTTGAATATGACAAAGCGAAGGATTTTTAAATGGCGCCGAAAAAAATGGGCAACGGCGAGGATATATTCGGCATTATCCTGGCACGCCTAGCCGGGCTAGGCGACGATATCAGGGGCATCCGGACGGAGGTCAGCGAGATAAAGACGTCGTCGGCCGCATCGATTAACGAAATGACGAACCTGACGCGCAGAGTGGAGCAAACCGAGAACGCCCGACAGCAGCAGGAAAAAATAGGCCAACAACGGTTCGATATGGCCATGGCTGAAATCAGGGACAATAAACTTGCTATTAGCAACCTCGGATGTCAGGTTCATGAGGAAAAAATGATGATGATGCAACGGGAAATCGTCGAGTTGCAGAATAAATTCAAATCTATCCGCGCTTGGTTCGCGGGAGTAATCGGGACTATAGTCGCGGGGATAGCGGTTGCCTGGTCACTAAAATAGAACGAAGAGGGCTTTCAGCCCTTTTTTCTTGTCTACCACTTGACATACAATATTATATGACGCATACTATCCGCATAGTTATGATTAAATAATTTATCGAGTAGGAAAAAATAAATGCAGTCGCTGAGAGGGAAAAAAGTTCAGGTCACGCTCGACGAGGAAACGCTAAGACTTGAACGGCTATATAAAAGAGGAAAAGAACCAGCGCGGTCAAGAGCGGAGATCATCCGCGAGCTGTACCGGGAATATTTAAAAAAGCATGTAGTGGAGAAGAGATGAAAATCATAAACAAACTGACAGGAGAGGAATTTTCTGAGAAATCCGCTGAGGCGGCTTTTAGCGGGGCGAAGGATGATCCGTTGATCATTATTCTAAAATTGCTTTCAGACGCCATGAACGAGCCTAATATGATGATCGACTGGGAAGGCTCTGAATATTTCTCCAGCGGAGACAGACTCGCTGCGGTTAGAATGACCACCCAAATCATATCTGACCTGAGACTAAAACATTTGGCCGTTCACATGACGAGCGAGACGCTTGAACCGGCGAACCGAATCAGAGTCGTTTATAAGCTGTTCAGGAAAGAAATCAGTGCAGGACAATGGGTCGATTTAAGGAGGGAACCTGTCCTCCTTGACGGGGAGCGCGTCGAATCATTCACGAAGAAGAAACCGTGCCCGTTCTGCGGGAGCGAACAGGTGATCATTTATAGGAGCATGTCGTATCGTTCGGCCATGTTCGTTCCCGGCTGCGTGGACTGCGGATGCGAGGTCAAAGGAGAGAATGGAGGATCGAGGAGCGAAGAGGGGGCGGTCGAGAAGTGGAACAGGAGGGCGAATTAAAAATCAATAACCATGCCAAGATACCTAACAAAGATACCAGTTGGAATGAAAAATAATGGAAAGATATTTCAGAAAAAATAAACGTGCCAACTCCGTGCAAGACTGGCAATCAGGGGTGGAAAGTATGATCTATATCAATAAAAGGTACTGTGGGAGGTGGAATCCCATGCCGTTTAGTTTGCGCCTCAA